GCGCCGCGACGATCTGCGGGGCCACTTTCTCAACGCTGCGCCCGACGACGTAGCCGCCGAGACCGATCTTCACGATCTCCCAGAGCATCAGCACTTCGGCCTCGCTGATGTTCGGCGCGCTGTAGCCAAGCCACCGCGCCACGATCAGACCGCCGAACGTCAGCATCAAGATCGGCCTCCAGCACGCGGCGAGGAAATGCTCGCTCTTCGCTTCAGCCAGCACAATCTCGCCCGCCGCGCGTTCAAGCTCGGCGCTGGACGCGAGCAGCTGCTTCGCGATCTCGGCCTCTGCCTGAGCGCGGGCGGATGCGTCGGGAATGAGATTGCCGAGGGCTTTGCCGAGGATTGGCACAAGCGCGGGAAGGAGGGCTGCGATCATGAAGCGGTCCTTTCAGAGAGGCCGGCGCGCGCAACAGCGGCGGCGATACGAGCGCGCGCGATCTCGACATACTCGGCCTCGCGCTCAATGCCGATGAAACGGAAGCCCTCCAGAGCCGCCGCCTTGCCGGTCGAGCCGCTGCCCGCGAACGGGTCGAGGACGGTGCCGCCGGGTGGGGTGACGAGGCGGCACAACCGCTGCAAAAGCGGCACGGGCTTTTCGGCTGGGTGTTTTGTTTCCCGCATTGAGCCGGCCTGCCATTTCTGATTTTCGATATCTGGTGCTGCCCTGTCGTCTATGCGGGCTTCCGGCATGGCAGAAAACATCACGATTTCATATCTGCCGCGCAATTGCTGCGGACCCGCAAGGCCTATCCACTGTTTATCCCATACAAGGCACGATGTGCTCGGCATATCGCACAGAGAAAGCGCGCGGATAAGCGTGGGGATGGATCGCCAATTTCCAAAACATAGAAGATGACCAGTCGGCTTTAGCGTGCGCTTGCATTCTTTCATCCATGCCGAAAACCAATAAGCCGAGTTCTCCATGTCGGCCCATGTGCCGGCTTTTGCCCGTGCGTTCCCAACGGAAATAGCACCGACCATATACGGCGGGTCGGTCACAACCGCATCAACGCTCGCGTCCGGTATGTCGCGCATGATGGCGAGGCAGTCGCCGTGTCGCAGATCAATCGTCACCGTGCACCTTCTCGATTAGGAACGCATGTCGATGATGATGCGTCGCACGTTGCGCGGCGACGCGCCATCCATCAGGTATCGGTTCGCCGACGCGAAGCCACGCGACGACGGCGACCGCTGGAACGGTAAGCGAGCGGGTCGATGCAGAAGCCGAGCGGCCCGCGCTTTGGCTCGTAGGGTCGTCCCGGCGGGTCTGCGGATCGTAGCTCATGGATGGAGCCCTGCATCATTTCGCCCGTGTGCGCGGCGGCTTCTTGCCAGTCGGGGTCGTCGTATCCGGCTTTGCGTCGTCGTGGCATGCTGCCGCCTCCCACCGCGCGCGCTTCCATTCCATGATCTCGACAGCTTCGGCTAGATCGGCGTAGCAATGCAGCGCCGCCGGTCCCTCGCGTGTCGGATCGACCACAATGCCAATCGTCGCGCCGTGCTTCTGCGAGCCGAACTGATGCTGGTCGGCGTAGCTGTCGAGGAACTTGTAGCCGCGCGCCCGCGCGAGCCAGAACGGACGCGACGACTTGTTCGCGTCTTCGCCGTTGAATAGTTCCCAATGGTGCTGATGGCCCGCGACGTAGACGTCAGCATCTCCGCCGCTGAACTTGGCCGCGCGCATCGGCCCGTGCAACGGATTGTAGAGCGACGTCCCCTTGAAATCGTGCGCCGCCCAAATGCGGACGGCGTGGCCCGCTGGCGTCGCGACCTCGAACTGCGCGGACCAGTCCTCAAGCATGGCTCCACCGCGCGACATCCAGTCGAGCGGGTCGCCCGTGCCGTGCGAGCTTGACCACAGGTCATGGTTGCCCTTCACGATCACCAGCCACGGCACCGTCGAGAAGAACCACTGCGCGAGCTTCCAGCCCTGTGTGCGCGTCACCTCTTGCTCGGCGTAGAGGCGCTGTAAGCGACCCGCCCAGTTGTTGACGACATCGCCCAGGCACACGCCGTGGACATGCGCGCGGCGCATCAGCTTGTGGTGCTGGCGCAGCAGCGCCCAGTTGGTGCCGGGATCATCGAGGTGAGGATCCCCTACCACCGCGAGGCAATACGGACCGTCGTCGTGCAGCGTGAAACGTGCCCAGGTCTTCGCGGCCTTGTGCTCGGCTCGGCGCTGGTAGTTCCGCTCCAGCTTCTCAATCAGCTCTTCGACCGGGACGTCTGCGTCTGGGATCGACGGCGGATCAAAGCGCGGCTTCGGCGGCGCATCGTTGGCGATTCGGGCGTCGGGAGACAGAGACCAGTCGATCTGCCGACCTGCTACGGCCTCAATCTTTTCCACCGACGCCCTGTCCACGCTCTGCCTGAGCCCTAGCCGGTCCCACGCAACACGCGCGGCGGACCGAGTCCCTGGCCGAGACATCACGCCCATCGGGGTTCCGCCCTCGCGCAGCGCCTGTTCGATGGCGTCGATGCGGCGGTGAGCCTCGGCCCGGGAGATTGGCGGTGTTGGCATCAGCGCAGCGGCAGGAAGGGCAGCAGCTTGACCAGGAGCGCCGTCACTGCGCCGGATGCCGCGCCGACCGCCACCAGCACCCGCCAGCCGCCGCCCGCTGCGTCGAGCGCGCTTCGCACGGCCTTGAGGTCCGCCGCCATCGCCTCGACAGATTTGGTGAGCGCGGCGACCTCGGCCTCGAGGCGTCCGAAATCGCGCGGGTCGATGTGATCGCTCATGCTGCGATCTCGGTGATGGTGATCGAGGAGGACATGACGCCGCCGAACAATCTCGCACCGTTGTCGCCGTTGAACGTGAAGGTGCTGCCAGCGTTGCTTTGCCCGCCGCGCACCTTGAACGTCGTCGCGCTGGTCGTGCCGGCGGTCATGTAGTGCGAGAACGAGATTTCGATCATCGCGTTGGCGCGGTTGATGATGTCATGCCCACCCGCCGCCAGCGCATTCGCGGTGCTGTCCTGGAACAGCGCGACCACCATGTCCCCAAAGGACGAGGCACAGAACACGGTGACGTCGATGCGAAGCTTGTTGGACGAATTCGACGGCGTGATCGCGGCCGTCATCAATTCTGCGCCCTCGGTGTTTTGCGGGATGGTGTCGTCATATGGCATCGCCGTCGTGTTCGTGGCGACTGCCGATGACGTCGTGTTGACGACCTGGAGAACTTTGCCCGTCGTCACGCTCGCACGCTTCAGCTTATTGCTGTCGCTCGCGTCAAGGATGAGGATCTGGTCGCTGGTCGAGTAGGTCGCCGACGCCGGGCTGATGCTCGCGAGCTTCGCGGGCGTCAGCGCGCGCGTGTCGTCGGTGCCGTTGTTCGCTTCGGTCTGCGTCGCGATCTCGATACGACCGGCGGCGCTTTCGGTGGCATCCTCGACGCCGAGGTTGGTTCGCGCCGCTGCGGCGGTCGCCGCGCCGGTGCCGCCGTTCGCGACCGAGAGCGGGATCGCGGCGGGACCGCTGGTGATCGTGGAGAGGTTGAGGTGGGTCAACAGATCGTTGAACTTGTCCACCAGGTCCGCGAGGTCAGGACGCGCGAGCTTCGGATCGTCCGTCGCGCTGTCGAGGTTCGCTTTTGAGGCGTTCGTCGGTAGCGTCATGCCTGTGGCCCTCGCAGCTCTACATCGATTGTAGCATTGCTCAATGTACCAGAGGAATTATACACTTTAAATTCAGCCGCTGGCTCGCTGTTTACTGTCTGCGTTTTGGAGATCAACTCCCACGACCAGCCCGCACCGACGTTCTGGAGCGCGAGAATGCGGGCGGTCGAGATCGCCGCCAGCTGGCCGCGCGCTCCGATTTTGAAGTGGCCCGCCGCGACAGACGAGAACCACGACGCCGTCTCAGTCGCCGTGTTCACATCTTCATAGGTATCGGTGTAGCTGCTGGACGAGATGATGGTCGTCAGGCCAGACAGGACCGGCGTCGTGTCAGACACCGAGGCGCGGATCTGGACGTAGCGCTTGCCTTCGACGAGCGCCAGCGCGACCCAGGAGCCGGTGACGGTGCCATCGGCGGTCGTGCCAGTTTTCATTTCCAGCGTGACGGTGCCATTGGCGATAGCGGTGACGAGCGGTGTGAAATTGACATCCGCCCCGAGATCGAGGACCGGCGTCTCGTATCGGATCGGGCTGTTGTTGTTGAGAATATTGTCCCATGTCGAGGCGAGGCTCGACCAGGCGCTCGGGAGGTTCGACCAGTTCTGGCTGCTGGTCGCGTGCAGCGCATTGTCGGTGTCAAGGAAGCAGCTGGTCTTTGTCCCCGGCCATGTCAGCGACTGCTCGATCCGCTGTAGCAGGACATCGCGCAGCGGCGGATCGCCGAGCACGGCGGACGAGATGAAGCGCGCGTCGGTGCTTTCGTTCCCGCTGCTGTCCACGGTCTTGATCGCGAACCAGTACGTCCCCGAGGCCAAGTCCGCCGTCTCGTAGGGCGACGAGATGAGAAGCCCTTCATGCAGCGCCGTCATCGAGGACCAGTCGGTCGTCGATGAGGTCTTGTAGCGGATGCGGTAGCCGCCGCCGGATCGCACATCCGCCGGGAGGCTCGCGAGACTCCATGTGAAGCGCCGCGTTCCATCCGCGATGCGCGCGACCTGGAACGTGTCGGGACGCGGCGGTGGCGCGCTCTTGCCCTCGACAACGTGGCCCGTAACGGTCACCCAGCCCGAAACCACGCCGAGGCCCGAGATCGATCGGACGCGCACATCGTAGGCCGTGCCGTCCTCGACCGGCGCGACGTAGCCGACCGAGACGGAAGCCGAGGACAACACGCTGTCCCAGTCGGTCTCGGCGGATTTCTTCCAGGCCAATTCGTAGTTCGCGACGCGCGCGTCGGACGGCGCGGTCCATGTCGCCTTGATCCGCGAGATGACTGAGCCTTCGGCCAGCTGAAGGATCTCGGCGTCACCGCTCGCGAGGACGAGCGACGTCGGCGCGGACACGCTGAACGGATTGGGAAGATCGGTGTCCGGCGCGGGATCGACCTCTTCCTCGTCGGTGCCCGCCGTCCAGTCGTAGATGGTCGAGGCGGTCTCGCGCAGATCGAGATCGACGCCGAGACTGCCGTCGCCATCGGTCACGAAGCGCAAGCCGGTGACCTCAAATGGCTTCGCCGTCCATCCCATGCGCGTGTTCGTCAGGCCGACGACGTCGCCAGGAACGAGCCGATACGCCGTGAGCTTAGCCGCCAGCTGCACCGAGATCTGCTGCCGCGCCTTTCGCAATTCGATGCGCGCGATACGCTGCGCGGTCGCCGCCGAGGTGGTGAAGGGGAGATCGATGTCGCGCCAGAGCTTCTCGCCGCCGTCGTCGGAGACGTAGGTAGAGCTCGTCACCGGCGGGAAATCGCTCGCTTGCCACTTGTTGTCGGGGCTCACGAACGTGCCTTTGACCCCGTTCGCCAAGTCGCGGCGGCTCAAGCGCGACGACACGCGGATTGGCCCGCGCAGATCGGCCTCGGTCAGCGTGATGGTCGGTGCGGTATATGCGCCCGCGAAGATCGACCACGTCCCGCCGACCAGCGACGCGCGGCCCGCCATCGCGCCTGTCATCGATGCGATGATGTCGCGCGGGCGCTGCGAGGTGTCGAACGTACCGTTCATCGTGTAGCGGTCTTCGGTGCCGCCCGCCGCGAGCGTGACGTTCTCGTCGCAGATATTCGCGGCGGCGATCAGGTCGGCTTCATCGATGCGCGTGGCGTAGTCCACGCCGAGACCGCGTATCGGGTCGGTCAGGTAATCGGCCAGGCAAAGCGCCGCATTCGCGCTCCATGCGGTCGTCGATGTGCGCGGGTCGTAGACCTTCTTCCCCTTCAGCACCGCCGTGATATTCGGGATGCCGCTCGCGAATAGGTCGGAATTGTGCGTCAAGCGGACGTAGATGCACGCGCGGCCACGCTGCCGGTGGTCAGCGGTCCATTTGTCGCTTGCCTCGGTGATCAGGTCCGCGAAGGCTGTTTGCCCATCGGTGCCGAGCTTCTTCTGCACTCGGACATACCCGGCATACTTGCCGGTCGCTTCGCCCGCGCCGTCCAGCGGCACGATCTCGTCGTCGAAGTAGATGTCGCCGATCTCCTCGCACTCATGACCGGCGAGCGTGATGATGAGGTGCAGCTTGGAATTGCTGTCGGTGGTGTGCAGGAAGGTGATCGCGCCGCCGGTCCGCACCTGACCATAGACCACGCGCCACGGCGTGATCGGCTCGCGCACGGTCTGCGTGCGTTGAGCGCCGGCGAAGGGGTCGGAGAGCTTTGGCTGCTTGGGGCGGAAGATCGATCCGGCGATGGCCGATAGCGTGATCGAAGCAACGAGGCCAACCGCTGCCGTCACCAGCGCTGCGCCGACAGAAGCGCCGCCGACCAGAGCGACGATAGGGGCTATGATAAAGCCCATCAGACGCCCCAGGCAGCGACGATACAGCGCGACGGCATCATCAGTAGCCCCGACTGCGAAAGGCACGCCACGCGCGCGCCCGCCACGATCCCGGTGGCCTCGGTCTCGCCGTAGTCGGTGGTGACCAGCACGACGTCGCCGCGCTTTGCCATCAGCGTGTTGTTCATGGCCGGACCTAGCGCCTTGCTCCACACCGCACGCAGCCCGCCGCCGGACAGCGCCAGCATCGTGGCGCGCGCGCCCTCCTCGTCGGTGTACTGGCCGCGATAGAGCGCCACCGGGTCGGTGTCGGTCATCGCCAGCACGCAGTCGCCAGCGAAGAGGCCGCAATCATGCACGCCCCACTCGAACGGCTTGTCGCGCGCATCCTCGAGCGCGGCGGCGAGCCTCGACGGCCAATCTTCGCGGCGTGCTATCATCAGCGGCCCCATGTGATTTGCGCGTCCTGCAATGCCGCAACATACGCGAAACCGAGGTCGCCGGGGTAATCGATTGCCTGGTCCTCGGGCGTGTAGCGGCGTTCGCGGGCGCGCTCCAGGTCGATCAGTTCGCTCTCGTAGCTGATGGCGATTGTGGCGGTGTCTTCGCCATCCTCGATGGCTGGGACATCGAGGCGGCCCTCGAACTGTAGCACCGGGTCCGCCACGACCGAGCCGCCGGAGAAGAAGGCCAGATAGACGCGGCCCGTCTTGCCGGATCGCGCGTCACCAAGCGCAGCGGCGAGCAGATCAGATGGAACGCCTGAGAGCGTCACCGTCAGGCCCGAGGCGCGGATCTCGTTCGTCTCATCGATGGCCGAGATGCCGAGCAGCGTGCCGACACCGTTCCATGTCTTGCTGTCCCACGACAGGTTTCCGATGCCGGACCACAGCCGGACCCAGCCGCTCGCGAACTCGCCCTCGAACAAAATGCCGACCTCGACAGACGCGGCCTGTAGCTGCGTAATGACGCTGGCGGTGAGGTCGCGCGCCATCAGATCGCCTCGACCGCGCCGAAGGCGAGCGTGTAGCGCAGCCCCGATCCCTGTAGCGCCCAGCCCTGCGTGTTACTCGCGAGCCGAAACAACCCCTTCGCGGCGCTCGTCGTCACGACGGCGTTATCCGCCGGGCTCTCGCGCAGACGCGGCCAGATATCGAGCGTGATCTCGCCGCTGCTCTCGGTGGCGTCCACCAGCACCTTGTAGAGCCGATCACCGATCTGGAGGTAGTCGCCCGCCTTGACCGTCGCGCCCGCCGAGAACCCATCGACCAGCAGCGTCTCGCCGGTCTGGCCCGCGCCCTTGACCAGAGGCGTTCCGGCCCATGTGCCGCGCGGCGTCGCGCCACCGGGATCTGCCAGGCGGAACGTGCCCCAGGCCCCGCGCAGCGAGGCTAGCGCGGCGATCCATTCCTCGGCGGCGGGACGCTCCATCTCGGCGACGGTGATGTCGGCTTCCCAGCGCGCGCCTTGGTGACGGACCAGCTGCTGCTGGAGGGTGAACGGCGAGGTCGAGACGCCGACCACGTTGCCCATTCTGAACTCGACGCGCGCGTAGCCGCCGGATGTCGGGAGGGTGATGGGGTAGGAGATCGTCATGGCTCAGGTTCCCATCGCGGCGGCGAACGATCCGCCGCGCATCCTGGCGTCCGCCACCGCATCGACGGTCTGGCGCTTGATCGCCGGCATAAGCGCAGCGATCTCGGCGCGCACGGTCTGCGCGACGCCGACGCTGATCTGGATTGTCTGGTTCACGACGGTGGAGCCTGTCTGGCCGTTCGGGATGATGCGGCCCGACTGACCGGGCATGAACAGTTCAGGCCCCTGCTCGCCGACCAGATAGGCGCTGCCCGCCTCGACCGGACCGCCGAGAGCGCGAGGCCCGCCGAACGGTATTGAGGCTGAGCCCCCGGGGCCGCGAATGTCGCCGAGGCTGGATCCGCCGAACAGCCCGCCGAAGGCGCTAGAGAGCCCGCCCATGACAAGACCGGCGAGCGGCGTCGTGACCGTCTGGCGCAGGATGATGCGCGCAATGTCCTGCGCGATCCCCGCCAGCACGCCGCGCAGCTTCTCACCGCGCAGGATCGCGTCCTCGAAAGCGGACTGGAACGACAGGCCGAGATCGCGTGCGAGGTTCTCGTTCTCGCGCGACTGCTTCTCGATGCCGGTCAGGTATTCGGTCTGCTTCTCGGTGGCCTTGCGGAACGCCTCGTCCGACATCGCGACCAGTTCGTTGTAGCGTTCTTGGCTGATGATGGCGGCGTCGAGCGCCTGAGCCAGCAGCGCCTGTTGGTCGGCCCAGCGGCGGGTCGCGGCGGTCAGCGGGTCGAGGGTGTTTTCGAGGGACATGACATCGGAGAGGAAGCGCTGGCGCGCGCGCTCGGCCTCTTCCTGCGCGCGAGCGGCGTCGCGGATAGCCTCGGCCTCGCGCTTCTTCTGCTCCTCGAACTCCTCGCCGCGCCGCTTCAGGTTCGCGGCGGTCATGTCTGCTTGTTCTTGCTCGATGACGAGCCGGTCATATTCGCGGATGAGCTTGTCGATCGCGTCGATCTGCGACTGAATGCCCGCGACGTTCGCCGCCGCCTGGGCCTCGACAACGCCTTGAAACTCGCCCGATGCCCTGGCGCCGCCGCCTGTCGGCATCATGCCGGTCAGGCGATTGCGCTCGGCCATCAGGCTTTCAAGTCGCACATTCGCGCGAATGCCCGTCTGCCCCGCGCCGCGTTTCGCGCTTTCCTCGTTCATGCGCTTAATCTCTTCCGTCAAGGACGAGATCTCGTCTGTAGCCGTCTTCGCATTCTCAGCCATCTTGTCGAACATCATGTAGATGCCGCCACCGATGGCGAGCGCGGCACCAGCGATTGCGCCGAACGCCCCGAAGATCCCGAGGAACTGTGAACCCTGCTGAATGAACGCGACCATTGCGGACTGACCGCTTGCGACCTGAACGGCGAAGTCGCCTAGCTGATAGCCGGACTGCTGCGCGACGAAGCCGAACTGTCTGCTCGACGTCGCCGCCGCCGCAGTCGCCGCTCCCATCGCCGCAGTCGCAGTCGCCGCCGACATGTAGCGCTGCTGCGCGAGGCTGATGATCTGCGCGCCGCGCTCCTGCGAGATGCGCCCGCGTTCCATCGCGGAATTGACCCGATCCACGATCTGCTCGTAACGCAGCTGCGAGGCGAAGCCCTTATCGAGCGATCCTTGGAGGCGATCCATGCTCGCCGCGGATGACACGATGGTCCGCGTCATCTCCTCCTGAGAGGACGATGTGCGGCGCGTCTGCTCGGACGTCCTGAGCAGGGCTTGCTCGTATCGCGCTTGAGCGGCGGCGTTCTTCGTCGCCGCATCTTCCTCGGTGATCGCTCCGCGCTGCACAGCCTCGGCGATCAGCTTCTGCGAGCGTGCCAGTTCGCCCTTCGCCTTGGCCGAGCGACGCTCGGCCTCCTCAAATGCCTGAAGCGCCTGTGCCCCGGTCAGGTTCGCGCGTTCGACCTCGGCGGCGCTCGCCGCCATGGATTCGTTCGCTCGGTCGATCTCCTGCGCGCCGCGCGTGTATTCGCTCGCGTCGAGGCCAGCCTTGAGGATCGATTCCTTCGGCGCGTTGATCATTTCTTCCCCTCGATCTCGCCGCGCACGGCGAAGAACTCGCGATCTATCCGCATCAGAAGCGCCACCTCATCCGGCCTCATCTCCGCGCCGGTCAACCGAGACCATGCGTCGAGATCAGCCCAAGACAGCGGCTCGGCACCGTTGAAGCCGACGCGGCGACCCTGGTGCAGATCCAGCCACGCCGACCAGATGTGCTCGCCCCAGGCGGGCAGCTGTGGCCCGTCGAGCCCCGCAGGGCGGCGTCCTAGCTGCCGCGCGACACTCTCCAGGTGGTCGCGCTTTCGGCCACCCTTGCGCGGCAGATCTAGGTCGAAACGGTGACGCGCGAAAGCGATCAGCTCGCCGTCGCGCTCAGCCAGTTTCCCAGGTCGCCGATGTGCTCCTCGACTTGGCGGCGCACCCACGCGAACGTCGGATCGCTCATCAGTTCGCGCTTCGCCGCTTCGTCGCACTCGACATCGAGCGGGTCGCCGGCCAGCGAGTAGAGCCGCCAGCCGGTGATGAGCGCCACCAGCATCGCGACCTGCTCGGCCTCGATGTCATCGGCGGTCAACTTCGCCGCGCGGCGGTCGAGGCGCGCGATGGCGGATGCGCGACGCTGCGCGCCAGCCTCGCGGCTGTCGAGCGATAGGCAGTCGATGTAGGCGGGATCGCCATCGCGCGACAGAAGCGGCGGACGACCAGCGACGGGGATCGAGAGATAGCAGCGCGTCGGCTTGTCCACCGACGCGCCGAGACCAGAGAAACGCGACATGCTCAAGCCGCCGTGTCGTGGATGCGAATGGTGGTTGTGTCGCGGCCCGCCGCGCTGCCGGTGTAGCGCAGCGCTTGGAACGGCAGCGAGATCGTCTGGCCGTTCGCGCCACTCAACGGCATGTCCGCGCCGCCGAGCTTGACGCGCGGGAGGTAGATGCAGATGGCGTCGGCATTCGCCGCCGATCCACTGTCCACGCGCACGATCAGCTGAAGCTCGCTCTCGTTGAGGAAGGCGTTGAAGAGGGCGAAATCTTCCACGAACGCCGACACCGTGCCAGTGACGTTCGCGCGGCCGAGGAAGATCTCGGGCGCGATGTTCTGGTTGATCACCGCTTGCATCTCGGCCTCGAGATCAAGCGCGATATCGATGCCGGTGACGATGCCGAGCGGCGACGAGCCAGCATCCGGCGACAGGATCAGACCGTTGGCCGAGGCGCAAGCCGAGGACGTCGTCGCGGCGGTGGGAGCCGTGAAATAGGGCGCGCTGCCCGCCGAGAGAGAGACCGCGTTGCGCCCCATGAACGGGATCTCCACCGTCGAGAGGCCGGTGGCCGGGAGCGACAGCGAATAGCCGGAAACGCGGCATTCGGTGAAGAGGCGCGAGAGGTCAAGATCCTCGCGGTACTCCTCGATGCCGAACTTGCGCGCGGTGAAGCCGCTGGCCGGGACGATGGTGGTCTTGCCGGGGCGCGTCACGGTGAAGGTGGTGTCGGCCACCGCGTCGGTGGTCGGCGCGGGGCTGACGGTGACGGTGCGGTTGCTCGTGCCACCAAAGGACCGGATCACGAAGTTACGGTCGTTGTTCGCCGTCGCGGCGAGCGTGCCGAAGCGGATGATATCGCCGACGCGCAGACCGCTCGTCACCGGGTCGCCAGCAGTGAAGACGAAGGCCGAGGTTGAGTTGTCGCTGGTGACGCTGGTGAATTGCGTATTCGACAGCGACAGCGACGACACCGCTGAGTCGCGGTGCGCGGCGACGAGAAGCT